AGTACCATTCACATCTCATAGGGATATATGTAAAATCCCTATTAAATGTTCGATAGTAAGCTAACTGGACCAACAGGTGGTGAGTGAGAGCTAACATGGCTCAAGAACTCAAAGCACCCATCGGTTGACCAACTGAGTATTTCAAAGAAGTATCGATACCAAAATCTTTACTATATAAAGAGTAAGATCTGTCTACCAAGATGGACTTTCAAAGGTTTGCAGCCTTAGCCCCTATAAGAGGGGTTAAAACAGCTACCTGTAGTGATACAGGAAGGCGGTCAGTAGCAGCACTTAGATCATAACCATATGAACATGAACTTAATTTTGACTTTTCTGCAGCTCTTTTTCAAGATGCAGTCTGATCAAAAGTTCCATCATTAGGTAATGATTTAAGATAACTGAATAAAGCAAGGTGCAGTGGATTTAAAATCGACTGTGTTCACATGTCGACCATTGCAAAAACCCTTACTTTTCCAGCCGCCTCCTCCTTTAAAGATAGTTGACCTATCTCCAATTCTTGCATACTGGTATTTGCTGAATTAATTTTCGAAGCAAAATTACAGTAATTGAAGAATCGGAAAAAAGGTTTATAAGAGATTATGAACCTGAAGAGATTTGATAAGGATTTATATCCCATCAGATCCATATACTGGAGAACTTTTCCATCCATCCCATGCTCTTTAAGGAGTATAGGATCTAGGAAGATACCAGCCCAACTAACTTTACTGGAAGGAGAAGCCGATTCTAGAAATAGAAGAGGAGCATCCATCCTTAATAACCCTTTAGAGAAAAAAGAAGAAAATCTCTCTGATAAAACAGACAGACTTTTTGAAATTCGCTCTAAAGAACTAACTGACCCTGAAAATGGGTCAGTTATAGTCTCAAGTTTCAGTTCACTTTTTATTTTTATTATACGATAGACGCTAAATAAAGTGAGTCAGAATCTTATAACAGAAACTGATCCAGCTTTTATAGAGCATCTATCTTCTAATGGAATATAAGAAGGTAGACCTGAACGAGAGACCCTATTAAAAGATAAAGAGGGATCTATTTCTCGAAGGGACTTTACCGGCTTACCTGCTATACTCTTTTGTATAGCTAGTTGAGACGTTTTTAGATACTTAACTGTATAAACATCTCCATGTCATTTCCTTAAAGAAAGAATAAACATGAAGAAATTATACAGAGTTCTTAAACGGGTAAATGCCTTCTTTGGATCGGTAAATAGGGTATAGACAATTCGTCAACCTAAACGCCGATACAAAGCTAACAATTCGAGAGAATTGTTAAGAGAAATCATAGATTCTTGTTGAACATTATCTCTAAAAATGTTAAATAAAGAAACAAGCCTGATCTTAACTTTGTTACCCTTCTTATGTGATCTGCTTTTCTTATCACTCTTGGAAATCGCTATATTGAAGAATACTTCTAATATAGTCCAAGAAAAAAGTGAAGAAAACAAACAGACTAAGAAAACTCTACCTATATTCTTTATTCTATTAATATGTGAGATAGAACTCACAACAACTAATAGAGGAGAATTAGGGGCGAATCTGGAATAGTCATCAAAAGAGATGATCCCATTTACCGTCGTCATATGTAAAATATCCTGGATATTATATGTCTCAAACTGCTGGATAAAATAATCCCAGTAGAGTTGAGAAAGAAAATCCCTTTTGATAAAGGGGTTCTTACGATAGAGTATCGCATAAGAAAAAGGATTCATTTTAAACTCTAAAACTCATTTTTTACTCTCAAGTTCTCTGGGATCTCTAATAAAAATAATAGAGGTCACCGAGGTCTTAGAGGGCATAAATCAAACGATAAGGGGATAAAAAACTTTAAACCCTAGTCTATGAGAAAAA